CAATTTTCTGGTGGTTGAATTCTCGTTCACATCCATTTCATTGGTATCTTCGGTGTCCATACCATTTGACCTCAACATATAGTACTCATCAAAGCCAGTCGTATCAATGACTCCGAATTTATTCTTTTTGAATGATTCTTTGAAGTTTTCTCTCCATGTCATGGAAGTTTCTGGACAAATAACATTCAGTGCTGAGGTCAAATCTTTAGTAGTAGCAACATAGAATCCAACAACGTGTGAGTTTGTACGCTTTCTCAACAAACGAATTAGTCCGTTGGTTTGGTCAAATCTACCACCATAAGTTGTTTCGTACTTTTCTTGATTCTTTGTTTTTGGATCACGCATCACTACATGCGAAACTCTCCTACTAGAGGAATTCGTATTGATGGCAGAATAACCACGGGAATCGTTATCATCACGAATCATGGAAAGTTGTCGACCTTCACCATCAGTTAAGAAAACTGTATTCACAATTTGTAATTTGTTCTTTTTTTGAAATGCAGGAACAATCTCCATGGCACATATGATTGCTTCATTGAGAGGAGTTCCCGTCATACGCAACCACCAAGGTCCTGCTTGATAATTACGACTTGTACCTAAACCAGCCATGTGGAACAGAGCACCACCAGCAGTTAACATTTCAGAAGCCGACATTTTACTGGACAATAAGTTAACGAGACCAAATGAATGTAATACTATGTCACCGTTTTTCACTCCAGATACGGCACTGTTATACATTTTTTCTGGTTCAGTTTCTTCCACAAAAGCATAAACTTCAAAAGGAATATTAACCTTCTTACAGAACATAACCAGATTGAATAATTGTTTTACTGTATTGCCAATGTGTGATGACATAGAACCAGACCAATCTAGAAATAATACTAGGCCGTGCGATTTGCCACCAGGAACAACCATGGTCTTCTTGAAGATATCTTCGTTGAACTGATAAGAGAAAATCTTATTCATGTCCAGGTCACCAGTTTTTGCAGTAGAAGAACGTTTCATTTGGTCAGCGTTTTTACGCATCTCAAATTCTTTAACAAGATAAGAAACTACTTTATTGGATTCTTGCCGAAACTTGTTAAATTCTTTGCGATTAACGGTGTGTTCTTCCTCAACATATCTCTTCCAAACATCCTTATATTCAAAAATGACTTGGCTTACATCAACTTTTGGAATATTGACATAATTGTATTCTGTTTTTCCTGTATCGAAAAGTCTACTTTCATTCTCACGATATGCATCATCGGTGAAAGAACGAATTTCTTCTTCTTCGGCTTTTCCTGTCAATCTTGTTTTTTCTTCTTTTTCATCATCAGAATTACTTTCGACAGAACCAGTTTCAATATCAACTTCTTCGTATTCACCGGTACCTTGTTCATCACCTTCCTCAAAGCCTTCGAATTTTAATTTATTTTCTTTGATTTCTTCATTCTTCATTTTCATGTATTCAACGATGCGGTCAGCAACTTCGATAACATCATCATATGTTTCGGTTGTTTCTACATCATTTAACAGATCACGTTCAAAATCAGTGAATTGAATACCTAAGGTAACACCACCTTTGCAATAAAGGTTCAATCGGTCAATAAAATTAAGTTCATTAACATCCTTATCTATTACACCAAAGAAATCTTTGTCTAACAATTCTTGATATGCTTTGATAAATGAGTTTCTTAGGCCTGGATATTTGTATTTGATTTTTCGTTCAATGCGGGAATCTTCAACCACATTCAAAACGGACATATTCTTTTTCAGTTCGATAGCCTTTGACATTCCTTCGAATGGTGTGTACAAAGCATGGCCGACTTCGTGACCCATAAACAGGTCATATAGTTGAGGTGATATATCATTATCTAAAACCGGAACCGTCAAGATACGATTACGTACATCGAATGATGCTGTTGGAACTTTGCGTTGTTCTACGGTAAGGTTTTCTGTGGCCATCAATTTGGCCAATAACGATTTGTAATCAATCAAACTCATAATTATTTCTTTTTCAGTGTTATTTTACCATCTTCAGCGGTAACAATTAATACATCATCTTCTTTCCATCCAAGTTCTTCGCAGATTTCAGGTGGAATAGTCAACATAATATTTTCTTCATCACCTGGAATGACCTGGAAGATTTCTTCCTGCGTATAACTCTTACTCATAATTTTCTTTCATCTCTTTATACCAATTTTGGTCTTTTTCCCACTGCGACATGACGATCCACTTACGTACAACATCATCTAAAGGTTGCCACGTTTCCTGTTCTTCTTGTTTTTCGTTGGTTTCTGACATTTTATTTTCCTAAAGAGTTGATTTGTGACAAAATGACTTTTTTATCACTCTTACGGTTGTATTTTACTACATTATTGTGCTTTTGTACAGGCTTAATTGGTGTACGACACACAGGACGTTGCAATTTTACAACAAAACTTGTTTTTTTCTTCATTTTAGCGCCTCATCTTTGAAATTTCCACAGCTTCTTCACTGTTAAAGACAGGAACAGCGTTTGATTTGTGCATTGTGGCAATTCCTAACACTTTTGTGCCTGTATAGACCTTCGGTGCAGCCAATGCTGCGTTTCCAGGTCCAGTATCTAGGGAAGGAGCGTGTTTTGTGATGCGGCCAACAGGAACCGACAAGGATTTACTATAATCCTTCAACCAGTCAGTCTTTACCGCTTTGATGGGCTTCGCATTTTGATGGGATTTAAGCCATTGGTCGTATTGCTCACGCACGGCACGAGGTTTCAACTTGGGCTTAGTTTTTTTAACTTGTGTGTAAATCATCATATAGTACATCCGAAAGAATTATAGTTATTATACTACAATTCTGATGGAATGTCAAACACACTGTTGTTTTTTTACAACAAACTAGTAACTAAAATTCTTGGATTTCCGTTTACTTTGTCTATTGTCTTGGTAAACATCCTCGTAGTCATAATTCATTACCCGCTTATTTGGGTTGTGACTACTACTACGTGGTTTTTTTCTCTTTTCGAAACTGAAATCATCGTTGTAGTCTCGGTTTTTACGAAACTTCGCAACATCTTTTGGCACTTTATTATCTCCTATTTAATAACTTCAAAATTTATACCTCTAATTTTAGTTTCGGGTGTGTTGTGCATATCATACTCCGAAATATAAGTAATGTCTGCTAGAGGATAACAGTACTTTACAAGCTTTAATAGATTACATACGGTTCCATCACCATCATTAAATTGAAAAACCTCATCTACACATTTGAGATTGGAAATTAATTCCATTCGGTTATATAAAGTTTCATCAACAAAACCGTTTTTCAAACTCAATAACATATCGGAGTGTAAACCTACTGCCAGCCAGTTGCCTTTAGATTTACACTTCTGTAAAAAATTTAATTCTCGTAACGTAATTGGATCAAAATCACCGGACGTTACAATTATCTTTTCTTTTATCATGGAATTAGATTTGGGAAAGCCTCTTTAACAAATTTATAATCAAGACCCTTTACTCCCAAATCTTTTTGGAAGATACCCAATATAACTTCAGCTTCACGAGGTTCTATTGATTCAAGAATTTGTAACAACAATGTGTTGCTTCTTTCGTCAGTTAATTTTTCGGCTGTTGGATCACCTTTACGGAACATATACAATCTACGCAATTGTGAATTGAGATTGTCGTAAGTAATTCCAGGTAACATATCGGTTGGAATCTTATAATTTTCCGGCAACTCTTTAACATTCCACTCAATTTGTGGATGGAAGGTTAATTCAAGAATCTTTACTAGAGTACTTGATAAGTTTTTGGATATTACATCCATTCTTTCTTTTTTATTCTTAGCCAATTCAAAATCGTCAAAAACTTCATAAATATTTTTCATTAAAATTCCCCAATAACGTCTATAAGACCTTTTAGTTTATGTGATATAAAGTAATCCAAAATTCTGCCTTTTGGTGCAGGTTTGGTTTCTTCATAAGTATTTATAATTTTAGACTGTATATCACCAGGAATTAGCCTGAGGTCAATAAGTACTTGATTACGTGTGAATCCAGTTTTAGCAATATCTTCATACTCAGTGTATTCTTCTGCCATGAATTTTGTCAATTTTGCTTCCGTCATGGTTTTCTGACGAATATCTCTAACAAACGTATCACTAGGAGATAAGATGTTTGGAATGCCATCACCTTTATCACCGGTAATGATTTTTTGTTTCAAGTCTTGGATTGGATTCTGCGAAACAATAAATTTCTTCTGAGCAGGATTGTATTGTTTAACGGTGTACTTGCTACGACCATTGTATTGTTGCAATTGTAAGAAGTCTCCGTCACTGGAGATAATTACAATATCTTCGTGCATGATGTGACGAGGTACAAGAGTACCAATGATATCATCAGCTTCTGCACCATCAACATCAATGACCTTGTATGGAAAAGATTCACGTAGTTCATTACGGAATTTAGCCAACATATCAAAGATTAGATGCCAATCAAGGTCAGACTTCTCTCTTGTTTTTTTGCGGCCAGCTTTATAGAAGGGAAAGTATTCCTTGCGCCAATAGTTTCGGTTGTCCGAACATAAGACAACTTCACCATAGTCTTTGCGGAAGGTTCTTAGGTGCGTCCGAATGATGTTTAGGATCATATGGCGAATCAAACCTTCTTCGAGTTTAACACCCTTTTGTCCGGCAATTTGGGCCATAAGACCAGATAGTAGTACCTGGTTAAGGTCAACGAGAATCATAATAAACTTTCAGTTATAGTACGTGTATTCTACACCATACTACTAAATTTGGCAAGCGCATCATTGATAAATGTGTGCGATGTTGTGGTTTTTCGTGAAACTATACCATACCAACCTTGCATAATCATACTGGAGATATACTCTCGTGGATCCGAGAAAACGGCATCAAATGTGTCTAAGTTTTCCACATCTCCTTTTTCTTCGTTGCATTTAAACAACAAAACATGCCATGATGGACCTACAATACCACTTTCTATAGGTACACCTGGATTTTTATACATGTTAGTTTGTATGTGTATATCTTCATCATTTTCTAGTGGCAAAAATAGTAGAGTATCATACTCACCTAAATCTTCCAAGTAATCTAACATTGCAATCCTTTTATGTGAGATTTTCTCACCCTAACCATGATCCAACTGTTGTAGAAATTGTCACTCTCTAAAACAGCATTGACAAATTGTTCCTTGGCTTCAAGATAACCACATTCACCTTTGGTCTTGCACAGGTGAATAATTTCTCTGGTGAAATTTTCTTCTCCATGCATTATAACATCTTTTTTTAAAATGTCATTAGAACCGTAGTAAGTTTGCCAATCCGATGGAACCTTAAAACGTTTCTTCTTTAGTTTGACCTGTTTAGTCTTGGATGAATAGAAGAACTTTTTACCAATGTATTGTTTACCGTCTACCTTGTTGGTAATACGATAAACAAAACCATAATATTCACCAATTAAATCTTCGGTAAAATCTTTGTCCTTGTGTATCCAGTTTATTGCCATTTATCATCTTCGTCATCGTATTCCGCATCGTCTGTGGTTTCTTCTGTTATCTTTTCGATATGTTCTCCACAAAATGGACAAAATTCTGGTAAATCTTCTGATGTTAATTCTTCCATGTAAAATACCTCAAAACTTGATTCGCAGCTATCACATTCTGCTGTTATTGTTCTAGTTGTCATTATTTTCCTCT